CTCTTCTTAACATACAGCCGTGAGGCTGCAGTCCCAGGTCAATTTAAGACATGACCATACAACTTGGTGTTAAACCCAAGTGAACTCACGGTACGTTGACACGTACGATTGCCTCCTTCTCCACACGGAGCTTTTTGGTATATCATACCAATTACCCGTGTCTACATCAGCAGACAGTTTCGTGTACAGATGACCATGGAAGTCACCACCGTAACCCTTGCGGGAAACAGGGACCCATGAGTCAAAACGCCAACCCTCCCAACCATTACCGGCCCTTCTGGGCTTGCAAAGGTCAAAAGGCGCAGCGAGTACGCCGGCTGTACCACGCGAGCCGTATAGACGGCCGCGCGGTGGTATCTGCGAAACTACCCACTCCCACAAGCCAAACCAGCGATTATCAGCAAAGTCAGTTTCCTGACACGCGTATTCGACGATTTGGTTCGCGAGGATGTATAGATCCGAGATACGATGTAGAGCCCTCCTTTGGAAGAAGGGTCGGACATTCACACCACACCAGAAGTCGGACCCACACGACTCAAAGAAGACGCCTTCGATGAAGGTTTTATCGACGTTAATCGAAAAACCAGCATACGAAAGCGTCTCTATGAGCGCGGAAGCCGCTTCAGATGGAACGATGATGTCATCACCGTAAACCCTTATCTCGTCTGTATCAGCGCCAAGGTCTTCGACGACCGAGAACGCTAACGCATAAAAGATGAGGGTTTCTAGTGGGAATGTATACCCATTGCCCATCGACGAAAACTTTTCGAGAGGAATTACTTCTCCTCGATACGTCGACGTCGGACTTCTAGCTTTAGACAGAAGATCCGCCCAATCGTCCGGAAGCATTGAGTAGGCAAACACCTTACTCAAACTATCCGACGAATTTGAGAGATCCAACGTCGCTAGCTTAGAAGTTAGGGCACGCTTCGCTGACAGTTGATTACGACTTTGATCCTTAAGATCTATGCCGATTAACTGTAAGCGGTTAACTATCGCTTCTCCGATGCCAAGCTGGGTGAAAATATTCCACCTCGGCTCGACACCGATCGAACGATGCGTTTTAGCGTTTTTGGGAACGAAAGCAAGCCTGTTTCCTACAGCAAGCTCAGCCTGCTGGAAGAAGTCTTCACGATAGTCCTCTGAAAACAAATCAGAAGCTAGCGGGATGACCCAGGGCGTGCAAGAACCACGAGTAGCGAACTTGTTGTACGTGGAATGTTTCAATCCGCGCGTGGACAAGTCGATACCCGGGCCGAACCGACAGTTTGCGGCAATAACACGGTAATCTACAACACCTAAAATCTTAGCTATTTTACGTCTAGCATTCTCGAAATGAGAGCTAACGCGAAAAGGATAGGGGGTTTCCCCTTCGAGCCAAGATTGGTGGAACAGATTAACGATTCGACAACTCGCTTCCGCATCGCGCCACTTTTTCAAGGCGGCGCCTTCGCGATCTACCTGGACGGGAAAGTCTGGGTATTTCTTGAAGAAAGATACGACGAGATAATCGTCGGCAAACTCACGAGCAGAATCATACTCCATAGGGTTAACACTAACGTCAAGTAGACGCGCGTATTCCTTTTTTTGAAGTAGTTCTGAACAAAAGTTTGCCAGAGGACTGTCGATAACAGCGCAAAGCCGAATATAGAAACGTTCTGTAAGTCCATCTGCTACTTTCGTATCAGGCGTAATCATCGAACGACTCCTCAGATCCATATTGGTATTCCAACCAATATGTTTGTGGTACCCCGATTAGCTTAAAGCTAGACGGTATATCGATCCAGTCGACTGCAAGTCGACGGTCTCCACAATCGAAGGATATATTCAGCGGTACCTTCGGGATCGACATGTAGTCGGTCTCTAAGTACACTCTGTCACTACGCAGGTCCGGACGTACGTATAAAACACCATGAAGACCGATGACGTTTGCAAGGCAAGCCCTGCTAATGTACTTGATCAGCATGTGTTTGTAATCACGTTCGACCCTTTTGTAGTGTTTCGGTGGTAACCAATCCCTAAGGACAGCAAGTCCGACTCGGTAGATAGATCTGAAGTTAGAAAACTCCGAATTACATCCGACGTAGACTCTGATCGTGCATTCCCTTCGCAGGGATCCGCAGTCACAGACTATTCTTAGATAACCGGTCGTTTTCGCGACAGATTTACGTACCAGCGCCGCCTTTATGGCAGCCAGTTTTGAAAACAGGGACATGATGATTCCTTAAAAAGAAGTTACCAAACGGGTTCGAAATTCCACACAGCACTTTGCATCACTGCATCGGCATTGAGATTCTTGCAGAAAGCAAGAAGATCTTTGCGTTCAGCGAGCGACGAACGTGCTGGCAGCGCGAACTGTTCACGCGAGAAAAGGTTGTAAGCCACTTTAGGTTTCGGGGTATAACCCCCGTCTGAACCCGAAATGACTTCCAACACAGGCGTAGTGATCCGACGATCAACATCGATTTTAGTCGGTGTTTCGCGGACAACTAAGGTCAGAGTCTTGGCTGCGATACCAATACCAGAAGCCTCGCGGCTTTTGTAGGTAGCGACAGCGGACCCGTCCTTAGTTGATTGCACTCCGTTCGCGTAGAAAACCACGTTGACGGGAGACACCTGGCCGTCGGCCAGGGTGATGTTAGCTTGTGCTGACATTTCTTGATTACCAAGGTTAGTGGGCGTTATGCCCGTGTGAGAGAAATCGCTACTTGAAGGCTGTCCTGAGCAAAGCCAACGAAGTTACGAATCTGGCTATAGGCTCACCGCCGAGAGGATTTTTGACGGTCAAGTTTCCGACGCCTGGGAAGGCGCCTAACTTGACTCGTTTATACTCCTCGCTGCGGTGAGAACCGAAACCAGATATCGTATAATAACTCGTTGGAGTTGACCAGGAACGGCCGCGATCCTCGGTGTATAGCAACTTCGATGAATAGGAGACATACCCGTCATAGAACTTATATCCTGCAAACGCGTTAAGCGCTTCCAGGTAGTTCCCGACGGGCACGAACCAATCAACGATGAAACTATACGGTAGTAGCTCCCACGCAAGTAACGCGGGGTTGTCCAAGCCTGTAGTGGACAGGGCGACACGGTCGCTATCATCCATTGTGTACCGAAGCTTTATCGAGACTTTCGTCTGGTGCATCTTCGTAGTAGTAACCCAGTACGAAAC